GATTGCAGCTTGCCGCCGGAGGCGCTGGCCTGGTATTTGCCGACCCAAATCTGCGCCAGCTCTGCGCCGCCCGCGCCGATGAAGGCGGGATGCACGGCAAAGCCGCTCACCGGCTGATCCGAGATCAGCCAGTAGGCTTTGCCGGCATAGGGGCCAGACGGCACCGCGCCCGCCTTGAAGTAGAACCCTGGGATTTTGACCATCGCCTGCCCGTCGATGGTCTGCTCGACGATGCCGCCGAAGGTGGGGTGGTTGTTGAACCAGGCCGCGCCCGGGTTGGCGATGGCATTGAAGTTTTCGTCGATGCGCTGGTACGTGCCAGCGCCACCGCCGGTGGCAACCTGCACTAGACCGATGATCTGCGCGAATTGCTGTTTGGCGGTGAAGGACACATCCTGCGACCACTCCGACCAGCCGAGCGTGTTGCCTTTGTGCCGCACGCGGCAGACGTACTGCGTCTGCCCTGCTTGCAGAATGCCGGCTGGCACCTGGTAGCTGGTCTTGTTGGTCGCCGTTTCGCCGGAGTCGTGCAGCGGAGAGGCCCACGAGCCACTGGCCAGGCGGATCTGCCACTGGCTGGAGACGTGGGTGTCGCTGCCGCCGGTTGTGGCGAAGGCGGATGATTGCAGCGTCGGCTGCGCCGGGATGTCGGTCTGGCCATTCGTTGGCGAGGTGATCGCGGGCGTATTGACGTAGGCGAAGCTGGTCTTGGTCGTAAACGCGTTGGGCGCCGACCAGGCCGAAGATAGACCTGCTGCGTCGATGACCCGCGCACGCACGTAGTAGGTGGTGTTGGCGGCAAGCACACCCGCTGGCAGCGCGTAGCTGAGCGCGGCGACCGTCGCTTCGCGCAGGATCGTGGCGAAGCTCGCGCTGTTGCTGATCTGGTAGGTAGCGTTGGCAAAGGCGTTCCCGGCCGGAGAGATGAAGCCGGACAAGGCGATGGTGGGCGTCTCGCCGACTTGGGTCGCGCCATTGGCCGGACTGGTGATCGTCGGAGCAACCGGGGACATGGCCGGGTTGATCTGGCCGCCCAGCCCGGTCACGCCACCCAGGCCCACGATGTGCATGATGACCATCGGCTCACCATCGGTTTCGATGCGCAGAAACCCGTCGCCGCGCATGGGAACGAGGTATTCGTAGTCGGCAAAGCCTTCCGGCACGCCGCTGGTGCCGCCGCCGATGCGTCGCACGCTCCATGGGCGCTCCGTCCAGCCGGTGGTGTAGCCATCTCTGAAATAGAGCCGCACTTCGCCTGAATTGTGGCTGCGGCGAATGACCACGGCGCGCTGACGTGTGTCATTGCCGAGATTAATGGCGCGACTCACCCACTGGCTGCCGACTGGCGCATCGACACCGCCTTCGGGGCGCGCGGTCATGGTCATGCCGGAGAGCTTGGCGGCAGTCGACCAGGTGCGCGACAGGTTGCTGCTGATGCGGATGCGCTGAGCGGTGAGCACGGCGGTCACGCGCACCAGCGCGATGTTCTCGCCTTCATGCAGCACGTAGTCCTGTCCAACGCGGATTCCTGCCGTGTCGGACACGTCGATAGTGTCGTCGCCCATGATGGCGGACACCACAGATACCCCCGGATGCGCGTCCAGCCGGTAACCGGCGGCGAAGAGCTCAAACTCGATGCGGCGGTCGCGATAGAGCCAGTCCAAGCCCACGGCGCGCTGCACCGACACCGGCGAGGCCATGCCGGATAGCGTGCCGGAGATGCCGCCGATCTGGGTGATGATGGCGTTGATGGTGCTGGCAAGGTCTGGGTTGCCAGCGCGCGCGGCGGTAATTTCCGTAGCCAGCGCCGTGGCGCGAGCGTCGAGGTCGGCGAAGTTATCGTCGATTTCGGCGTATCGCGTATTCCACAGGCTTGGGACGGCCTCGGGCTCGTTGTTCGGAATCGGGGTAATCGTTGGATGCGGCAGGGTCATGGCTTACTCCTTTCAGAATCTGGGCTTGATGCGGATTTCGTAGCGCTCGCCGTCCTCGACGGCCTTGGGCGCGAAGGTCTTGTAGGCGATCAGCGTGCCATCGTCGGCTACGAGACCCGCTTCGGACAGCATGCGCCCCACCATCGGCCCGCCTTCCAGGTAGGCCACCGCCTCAGCCTCGGTGGTGACTGGGCGGGTGAGCGAGGCAATCGGTAGCAGGTCGCGTTGGGCATAGAGCGCAGTGCGCGAGGCTGGTGCTGGCTTGACGGTGAGGTCTGGGTTGTGCCCGCCATCACCAACGGCGATGTGGGCTGGCACGGGGGCAGCGCGACCGCCAGCCAGGTGCTCGGCCAGACGCTCGCGGAACTGATCGGTGATGACGGCTTCTGACATCAGTTGACCCTCGTGATGGTGAATTCGGCGTTACGCGGCCCCCCCAGACGCCAGTTGCCGGAAAGCGTCAGGCGCGTGGGCGGCATCTCAACATACGCGCCGAGGCGAAAGCCGAAGCGCTGCCTCGCGCGGAAGGTGGCGTGCGTGAGGTGAAAGCCAAACGGCTGGTGGAAGCGCGCGTGATGCAGCCGCCAGCGGCCATCGAGACGGCGCAGGCGGTCGATCAGGCGCACTGGCGGCGTGACGATAGGTACGGGCTCTGGCGGGATCGTCTCGCGCGGCATGCGCGCGAAGATCGGAATCCCGGCACTCAGGCCAACACGCGCCCTCGCTTCGCGCAACAGGCGCCCAGCCACATGGCCGCGCAGCTCACCGACGCGAAAAGCCCCGAAAGCCGCCGGAAGGCACACCGGTTCGCCGTCCTTGCCCAGTCGCCACTTGGCATCTGTATAGGTCGAGAGCGAAGCGTTGCCCCAATGGTAGAGCCGCGTGGCAGGCAAACGCGCCGCGAAATGCCACCCGCTAGAGATCATCTCATCGAAGCTGGCGACAAGCATCAGCCACAACAACCAGAGCGGATGGCGCGAAATAGGCTTCCACTCAGTAACCAGAGCCCTGGCCAGCTCTAGCTGCCCATACGCCGCGACATCGGCCAGATTGAAACGGGCCACGAACTGCGCCCAGTGCTGGATTTGCGGGATGGCTGCCAGCCGCTCGATAGGTCGGATAGTGCGACCGCCATCGAGCCGCCAGCTGCCGTCCACCTTGAGCGGCAGAAAGGCCGCGTAGCGTCTGCGCTGCTCGACCTGGTCGATAATCTCGACGTCGTAGCCCACTTGCGCCAGAGCCTGCCGGATCGCCCACGGCGTGCCTTTCTTGCGGTGCAGCGCAATGGCGCGGCGCAGCAGGGCGCGGCGCTTTTCCACCGTGTCGGCGAGCCGCCAGCCTTCGAGATCGGTGACGTGCCAGCCGTGGGCAAGGATCGGCAGCAGCCGCGCATCGACCGTATCGACGAGATGGGTGAGCGCCTTGTCGACCGGCAGGCTTTCGAGCCGCGCCGACAGGTCGGCCAGCGCGGTCAGCCGCGCGTCGGTGGCGACGACGTCTGGGTACCAGGCGCTAGGCATCCTCGATGCTCTCCACGGTCACGGTGAGGCTGGTGGCGTGCGTCCAGTGCGTGGCATCCGCCACGACGTCGGCGGCAGGCGCATCGAGCGCGACGCGCTTGACGCCCGCCACGTGCAGCGCGGCAATCAGCGCCGAGCGGGTGATGTCCTGACCCAGCGCGCGCGCCTTTGTCGCACAGAATGCGGTCACGGCAGCCAGCGCCGCCTGGCGCGTGGTCTCGGGATCTGCGCTTGCATAGACGGTCAGCCGTGCGGCGACGGCATAGGGGCGGTCGATGGGTGTTTCAACGCGCACCGTGTCGCACAGCGGCCGCACGTCTTCGGCCGATGCCGCCGCCAGCGCGCGCGCCTTGAGCGCGTCGGACGGCATGGCCGGCGCGCCATCAACCAGCGCGAGCGGGTAGAGCGTGACCACGCCCGGCTCAGGCGAGAGCACCGCCACGTCCAGCACATCCGTGCCGGCGCTCATGGCGTGATAGCGGTACGCGAGGCGCGGCCCGGCCACCGAGAAGTGCTCCGGCGCAAGCCGAATGCGCTCTCTGAGCCGCTCATCGTCCTCGCCCGGCAGGCGGGCCACGCCCACCAGCTCGGCCAGGTAGTCCAGCATGGGCGCGCGGGCGAAGGCCACGAGGTTTTGCCGCGCGGCCTCGTTGATCGCGGCGCGGCACAGGCTTTCGCGGTAGGCGCAGATGTCGATCAGGAGCTGCTCGGCCTGGCCTGGGTAGACGGTGCGGCCGGTGGCGGTCTCGTAGGCGCTTTTGAGCTCGGCTGCGATGGCCGCCG